CTCGGTCACATTCTCATCAGCCCCGCTCCCGAAACATTTCTGTTCCAAGATTAGACCAATCGGGTGTCCATCTAATTATGACAAGTAAAATTTACTCTGCTGTGCCCTTTAACTCACGTTAAAGGCAGCTAGTCAATAGTGGATCCTTCGATCGAAGGTCTGCTTCTCTGATGAGATTTGCGCTTAGTTACGCCTAAATTCTTGAGCTTCAACACCACAATGTGGTTCGGAGCTTTAAGGAAAGTGGATTAAGCGGTAAATCCTGGTAGATTTTACCGTCCGTCTTAATCAATGATTTGTATATCCCAGTCTGTCTCTCCTGCTACAGGAGGTGTCGGACTAGGTGGTGTCCATTGACTTGAAAGATGAGAATATTCCGATTCTCTGTACTTAATCATCATCATTTCTGATGGCGTCAAGTTCATGACAGGATCTTCTGCAAGGTAATCAGTCCAAGCAGTAAGATTCTCCCAATCTTTTAGCAATTTATCGGCAATTGGAGCATCATTAAATAATGGTACCAATCGATCGATTAAATTGTCAACGTCGCTAAGCGGAGCAGACATAGAGTCGAGAGTTGTGACATAATTGTCATAATTCTCTACTGCTCTTTGTGAAAGTCTGTTATACATAGACTCAAAGAGCATTTCAAGGTTCCGGAATCCATTAATAGGCATATCTTGTGGTAGATTCATAACCACATGCCACATAATTCGTCCCGTTTCAGGAGGAACTCTAGCTAGTCTAAACAATCTATATAAGATCGCATAGACTGTGTCCAATGAGTTAGGTTTGGATAAAGCTAACCATTGGCTCCAGCGCATTGTACTTGAAGTACTCACGCCGGGTTGCGCTAAGAGTAACCGTGAAAAAGCGGCTCTTCCCGATTTTATAGGGAATGACCCACTTGAACCCATAACTCTATATCCGAAGCCTAGTAAACGTAAAGCTGTTGCCAGCCGTACGTTTCCCGAAAGGCTTTTCAAGAATTCTATTAAAACCGAAAGGTTATATTTAGCTCCTTGTAAAAGCGCTAATGGGATACCCTGGATTGGACCTGTAACGGTGACTAGCCGTTTTGCAAACTCGAACACTCCAATATTGGATTGTAACGATTTTGTAAGGTTAATACCTACATCTAAAGTAGACATAACCTCCAGGTACCGAGATGCAACGGCTCTATCATAGATAACCATATCATCTCCCAGAACCATATATTTCTGGAACCAGGTTGTATAACCTAGGCTATAAGCAGCATATTGAATGATCAAGTGATGAGTCAATGCAAGCATTGCCCAACTTGAGTACGCACCCATAGGTTGACCTGTCGCATAGCGAACAGGCGTCGGTTGGTGAATACCAGCTGACTTGTCTAGTAGCCAATAGTCCCGATCCACAAGGATTCGAGCCCAGGCTTGACCTAGACCTTCCTTCATAGCATCTAACAGAGCTATCTGAAGGACTATAGGTAATCTGTCGGTAGCCGCGGATAGATCATAACTGAACACAAATCGACGATTTGGCTCAGGAATAGCAGCAAGAGCTTGTCTCACTGTTTCTACCCCGCGGTCCTGATCAAAAGTACAATCTTCTTTGATAGTACGCAGGATTCCGAATAACATCAGATGTAATGGATGTAACATCCACTGAGTTATTATATCTACCATAGCGAACACCCGGATTTTTCCGGGTTCATTCTTAAGCGACAATTTCCCTAACATAATGGTTGCATCATGTGTGGAATTGTACGCTTCCTCCCAGATACGACGAAGGCTAGCAAACTGAGAATTCAGTTTAACTAACTTCGCGTAGGCCGTGAATGGTTCTTCTAAAGGTGATCCGAAGATACCTTTAAGAGCGGGTCCGAAACCTCGCAAAGCGGTTCCAGAGGCTAAATCAGCTAAAGGATTTCCTTTAGGTGATGAAGGCGACCGAGTCAATATAGGCTCAGGTCTCCATCCAAATCGTTTCGGGAATGTAAAATCAAGCATAGTAAGAAATCGTGGTATGAAACCCACTATTCCTTCAGGTAGCGAACCTGTCCAAGGGTCCACGATTGTCGAAATCGTAAACTTTCCTCGGAAATCTAAAACCCGATACAAACCGAAAACGGTTAGAGCAAGGCGTGTAACTATATAGTTACCGCTTTTTATGCTTCTTCTCCACATTGGAGGAAGTATCAAAGGGATACCTGATCGAGTAAGACCTACAACCGGTCCGAATGCTTTCTGATCAAGAAAACGCTCGTTGGCCACGTATTTGTATAAATACATGGTACACGCTTTTAGATAAAGCGCACCACCCCGGACCCCTTGGGCCCGGAGTAGTCGGTGGATCGATCTTATCAGATCATACAGACCAAGAACAAAGAACGGACTCACTTTCCCCGCGAGGATGTTACCAATCGTAATGAAAGGTCCCATCCAAGCGCGAGTGGATTTTACACCACTCTGCCAAGTAAAGGCACTACCCACTCGTTTCAGAGTGTGCGCGATTATTAATCGCAGTCGAGCTATAAATTTATTTGTAGCAAGATTTTTTAGTTTCCTTTACCCTTCGGTTCCCTCTTTCGAGGCCGCAGGCACCCTAGTAGGGTAGGTTTGGATAACCGTTACGGTTGACCGGATTGATCGCAGTCAAGCGATAAGACCCCGTGTTTCCACTTTTTCTTACCACATGAAGAAACCATCAGGTTGCCGTTTACTTAGTGATACCTGGTATTACCATTGTAAATATATTAATGCAGCATAGCGGGTGTGGGGGGCTAGCCCTCCCTCTACTTGCGCTGCGAATCGCTACTGCCATTCACATATTCACGTTCTCAAAAAGTAACTCACTTTTTGGGTTTCGACGCGCTACGAGCTAATGCTCATAGTTACTATTACGCCTATCTAACAGATTTAACTGTCATCTAAGACATAACAGCTCGAATTCAATTCAAGTTTTCGAACTGAGGCCGGCTTTCGCCG